CTTGCGCTGGCAGACCATGGCCAGATAGAACTTTCCGCCCTTGAAGTCAGGCTGCAGGCGCTGCACCCGATCGTCCTTGGCCTTGGAGCCGTCGCTGGTCCAGTTGAGCTCGATTACCTCGAAGGCTTCGTTGTCCCTGATCATCTCAAGCGCGAAATATTCCATATCGGCCTGCATGCCGTAGCGCTCATAGCCGCACTTGACCATCTGCACGCCGGGCTGGCGCATCCAAAGCCGGCGCAGGCCGCGCAGGGCCTCCCACCGCTCCTTCAGGCCCATCTTGTGCCGAAAGCCGTCCAGCAGGTACTTGTTGCTGGCCGCGTCCACCCCGATGACGGCAAAGGCGGTGTTGTCGCTGTCCTTCTTTTTGGAGTGCGCCGGGTCGCACATGATGTAGACGTTGAGGGTGGACGGCCTGATGTCGAGGAACTGCAGCCAGTCCTTGCTGAACATGGCCTGGGTGCCGGCGGCCGGGTTCTGCAGCTGCTGGCAGGCGATCACCGCGTCACTCTGCTTGAGCCGCTTGTCCGCCCACGCCGCTAGGCTGAGGAACACCGGCTTGCCCTCCATCAGCCCGTTGTCGGTGGCCGCATAGATCCGCACCTTGAGTGCACCGCGGTCGATGATGGTTTGGTAGGTGTCGGCGAAGCTGTACCGGGTGCCGACATGCCAAGAGCGCAGCAGGCCGTTTTCGCCCCGGGCGCCAAGGTTGTCGGAGAGCTCCCATGCGGTGGTGGTCTTCTGCACCTGCTCGGGGGTGTTGACGCTCTCTAGGGTCACGACGTCGTCGTAGACCCGCAGGATGAAGTGGGCGCCGGTCGGCTGGCCGTCCACTAGCCCGTGCGCCTCGAGCGTGGCCTCCTTGGGGTTGGACTTGCGCTTGACGATCAGGCCCTTGTCCTCGGACCACTGGGGTGCCTGGCGCTGGGGGTCGGACCAGAAGACGTCGGGGTATGTCTCCGCGAGCTCCTTGTTTTCCTCCATCTCCTTCTTGATCTGGCTCAGGAACTTCCTGGCCACCGGCTTGGTGTGGCTGAAGATGCCGATGGTGATCTCAGGGTTGCAGGCAATCTCCTGGATGGCTCCGGCGAAGGTGATGATGGTGCTCTTGTAGTGCTCCCGGGCCCACAGGTCCAGGTAGCCATCCGGGTCTGCCTCCACCTCCCGGCAGCGTGCATACAGCCACGGGTGCAGGGCATCAACCCGGTGCAGGATGCGGGTCAGCAAAAAATAGCGGTCGTTCCGCCCAAGCCACGCGCGGCCGGCAATGCCGAACTCCGCCTCGATCATCTCCCACAGGTTGCAGACCTCCTCCAGCTTGGCAACCTGAAGCACCGGGCGCAGCAGCGCCAGTTGTTGCAGGGCGGGTGCGGCCAGCGTCAGGTTCATCCGCCGATCCCGAATGCCACCCGCTCCACCAACTCGACTAGGATGTGGATGACCTTGATGTGGAGCTCCTGCACCCGGTCGCTTGTGGATGCGCTGGGTCCGGTCTGGATGTCGTGGGTGAGCAGGTGGGGGATGTCCATCCAGCCGGTGGCGCTCAATCCGATCACGCCCATGTCGCAATCCGCAGCAGCGCGGATGGCATTCACCACATTGGGTGACCGGCCGCTGGTGCTGATCGCCAGCAAGAAGTCACCCGGCCGGCCATGGGCGCGGATGTACCGAGAGAACACCCGCTCATACCCGTAGTCGTTGGCCACGCAGGTTAGGTGCGTCGGGTCGCTGATGGCGGTGGCAGCCAGCGGCTCGCGGTCTTGGCGGTAGCGCCCGGTCAGTTCTTCGGCAAAGTGCATGGCATCAGCCATAGAGCCACCGTTGCCGCAGCTGAACACGCGCCGGCCAGCCTTGAGCGCCGCTCCGAGCTCGGTGCCAGCCTGGGCGATGGTGTCGAGCATGGGCTGGTTGCCCATCAGCCCGACGGTGGCCCGATGGGAGTCTCCCAGCGCCTGGATGACGGTGCGGTAGTTTGGATGGTTCATGCTGCCACCGGCTCGGGATGCAGACCCATGCTGAGATCCGCGTTGGTCACTACACTGGTGCCGTGCCTGGCGCAGACGGCTGCGGCACCAGCTGCGGCACGGTTCAAAATGGCGAACCACGGCATGTTGATGACGCGCATGTACGCCACGCAGGCCAGCACGGTGTCGCCGGCGCCGGTGACGTCGACCACCGGTCCGCTCTTGGCTGGCTGGTGGTGCCAGGTGCCATCCTTGTGCAACAGCGTCATGCCGCCGGCCCCGTGGGTCACCAGCATGCTGTCGATGCGGTACTCGCCCAGGACCGACACGGCGATCTCGCGCATGTCCTTTGGGTCCTTGCCCCAGTCGGCCATGGCCCGGAGCTCGGACTCGTTGGGCTTGATCAGCGTGGCGCCCCGGTACCGCTCCCAGTCGGTGCCCTTGGGATCCACGTAGACCGGGACGCCCAGACTGCGGGCTTGCGTGATCATGTAGTGCGGGTCTTCCAGCACACCGCCGGCATAGTCGCTCAGGATCAGCGCCTTGGATTGAGCCAGCTGCCCGGTCACCGCCTGCTCGATGTCCTTGAGCGCGTGCCGAGTCGGCCGTCCACCGTCCTGATCCACTCGCAGCAGCTGCTGGCCAGAGCACACATGCCGCTCTTTGACCGTGGTCAGGCCCAGCGGGGAGTTCAGGTTCAGCCACCGCCGGCCGATTGCCTTGCAGAGTCCGGCCAGGATGTCTCCTTCCTGATCGGCGCCGATGGAGCCCACCAGCATGGTGTCAGCCCCAAGGCTTGCCAGGTTGGCTGCCACATTGGCCGCGCCGCCGGCCCGGTGCTCGACGCTGGTCTTGCGCAAGATGGGGATGGGTGCCTCAGGGCTGATGCGCTCCACCAGCCCGTGGATGTAGCGGTCCAGCATCACGTCGCCGACCACCAAGATCTTGGGTTTCATTGCTCAATCACTCCCGGGTTGTGCCGCGCCACCGCGGCCATGAACTTGGCGCGGAACGCCGCGAAGTCGGTATAGGCTCCGACCACACCATCGCCTGGTGGCGGTGGCGGCTCAGGCTCACCGATGCCAAAGGCCTCGCGCTCGATGGCCACAAGCCGTGTCAGCGTCTCCGACAGGGCCTTGAGGATGCCGGTGCGGTTGTCCAGAGTCAGCGCCTGGCCAAGCCACTGGTCAGCCCGGTTCAGCAACTCGGCCGGGAGCTCCTCGCCCGCCTGGGACTTGCGCAGCAGTTCCTGCATGTCCCGCAGCACCATGGGGGCGGCGGTCATCACCTCGAGCTCCTGCATCATGGTCATGGCCAGGGTACGGGCGCGCCCTGCGTCCCGGCGGTGGGCCAGGATGACATTTGTACGCACGGTGGCGGCAGCTGCCACGTCCAAGGCGGTCGGGATTGCTTTTTCGTTGACATTGACGATCCCGGCCATGAGCAGCTGGTGCTCGGACATGGCCCTGACCTCGGCGCGCTTGCTCCGAACCCAACCCTCCTTTTTGGCCTTGCGCACGAGGGCGGCGGGGTCCACCCCATGAGTCATTGCAAGGGTGCGGACGGTCACCTGCGCGAGGCAGTATTCCCGCTTGATGGGGTCCCAGTCGATCGCCTCGGATGCTTTGCGCCTTGCCATTGAATATCAACGTCCCGTTTGCATTGTTTGCATTACGGGGCGGATGATGCCAACGGCCGGGTGCTGGTGCCATTGGTGCCGGGGGTAACAGGTCGCGCAGACGTGAAAAAGCCCGCACGGTGGCGGGCTTGGTGGGGGTGGCGGGCGGTCAGGTGTTGAGGTACCAGCGCCCGCGCTCTTGACGGGCGTCTCCCATCAATTCCAAGTAGCGGAGTTTCCATTCCAGACCAGAGAGGGCTGGCGCGGCATGGCGCGTCCCAGCGAAGCGGTCAGGACTAGAGCCGTAGACCCCTTCTGGCGGCCACTCTGGCCACGGCAGGGCCCGGATGGCTTTTGCCATCTTGTTGCTACTCAGTCCCGGATGCTGGGCCAAGAACTTGCGCACCGGGTCCAATTCCCATTCGTACACAGTCAGAACTCCCTGCGCTTGATCTGGAACAGTTCCCACAGGCCTGCGTGCATGCGGCGGTTGCCGGCCTCCCATTCTTGCCAGGCGCGCTCAGTGCCATGGATCAGGTCGGCGGCGGCCTTCTGGGACAGGCCTGCGAGGGCGCGCTGTTCCCGGATCTCCTCCGGGGTGGGGTTGCGCGATGGCGACGGCCCGGTGCCGCTGCGGTTGGGGTGGCTGGGTGCCATGGGCTCTCCTTGGGGTGATGGAACGGGACCGTCCGGGTTCAGCCGCGCGTTGACTGCTTGGTAGGTTGTGGGCTGGCCGTCCAGCAGGATGCGGAATGCGAAGCCGATGTCGTCCTCCTCAATGACGCCGATGTCGTCCTGCTCGATGGCGTCGCCCTCGACGAAGGCGTAGCCGATCAACTCGCGGAACGAGTCAAAGCCCGTCATGCGCTGGATCTCGCGCTCGGTGTCTTCGGACACATCAGGCACCGTGGTGTCGAACCACCGGCACCCTTGCCCGTACTGGGTGCGGAACTCAACCACAGGGAAGTCCACGGTCTGGCCGGGGCGGGTGATGCGGACGGTGAGGCGGCTGTTGGTCATAGCTGCCTCTGCGCAATTGCGCTGCTCCGGCGTGGGATTGGAAAAAGGCCCCGTAGAGCCTCGGTTGGGATGGTTGGGCATTTCAGCGATTGCCGTAGTGCGCGGCGTAGGAGGCATCCTCGCGCGCGTCCAGGAAAGCCTCGCGGCTCATGCCGGAAATTTCAATGCCGCGACCGCCGCAGATGCAGCCATCCGTCGGGCAAAGGTGCTTTTGAAGCCGCTTGTATTGCCCGACCGACATTTTGTTGTTTTTGAGGATCAGACTGATCGGGCTTACGTTGTGGAATCCACCCTCGACTATCACTTTGTTCTTTGCCATTTTTTGCTCCAAGCCCCTGTACCCCGAGGCGCGGTCCGAATCGGTGATCCGGTACACGTAGTGTGCCACGCATTGCGTGGGTGTGCAAGTGGTCTGGACAACAAAAAGCCCGCGCGCGGCGGGCTTTTTGCGGGGCCGGTGCTGATCAGCAACTGGGGCACATGCGCCAGGCTGCGGTAATCACCGGCTGTTCACGGCGCTCCTGGCGCTGGCGGTACTCGCGCATCTGGTGGAACTGCGGGGTGCTGGCCGGCTGCGGCTCGGCGGCGACCAGCGACAGGCCCAGGTCGAACACGAAGACTGCGGCGCGTTTGACCGCAGCGTAGGTTGCAAAGGCGGTGTCGCGGACAAAGTCCACGGCGGCGACCAGTGCCAGGACGGCCATCACGGCCAGGGTGCGAAGGGATTTCATAATAGCGGTTCTCCAGTGGGTTGGTGCGTGGCCAGCGCGGTGTCCCTTGCCATTGGCGGGGTGGGATCAGTGTCAACGGGGCAGCGGTACCGCGTCCAGCCGGTTCGGGGGTATCAGGATGCAGCAGCCCACGCCGGCTCGGCGACCAGCCTCGATGTCGGTGATCTGGTCGCCGATCAGAATGCTGGCGGCCATGTCGATGTCGTGCTCGCGCTGGGCCTGGAGCAGCATGCCGGGCTCTGGCTTGCGCATGGGTCCGTCCTTATCGGGGCAGTGGTAGATGGCCGTCAGCGGGCATCCCTCGACGCCAAAATGCAGACGCATGTGCGCGTGAATGGACTGAAGATCAGCCTCGGTCAGAAACCCGAGTTCAATTCCGGCCTGGTTGGTAACCACAATCAACTTGAACCCGAGTCGGCGATAGATCCAGCACAACTGAAAGATTCCTCTGGTGAACGAGAAGTCCTCCACCTTGTTGCAATACCCGGTGTTGATGTTGATGACGCCGTCGCGGTCGAGGAATAGGGCGCGGTTCATGGGAGGCTCCTGATGCGGTTGATGATGGCGGTGGTGGACTCGCGGCTCGAGGTGTCGGCAATCCAGACCCGGCCGCCCCAGTCCTTGAGGGTTTCGGCCTCCGGCAGCACGCTGTCGCGGTAGTCGTGGCCCTTGACCAGGATGTCGGGCTTCCAGTAACGCACAAGCTCGGCCGGTGTGTCTTGATGGAAAAGGACGGCGGCATTAACGCAACGCAGCGAGGTGACCATGCGCAGGCGATCGCCCTCCGGGATGATGGGGCGATGCGGGCCCTTCAGGCGGCGCACCGACTCGTCGCTGTTGATGCCAACCACCAAGCAGGCGCCGAAAGTGCGGGCTTCCTGCAGGAGCTTGACATGCTGGACATGCAACAGGTCGAAGACGCCGGTGGCCATCACCAGGGGGCGTTGGACGAGCGGATGCCCGGTCAAAGAGTGGTGCATGCTGTCAAGTCTCCGTTTGGTCGGTAATGAGTGGCATCTGGTAGCCCCTTTTGAGTTGCGCCACCTCTTCGGTGGTGTGCCTGAGCTGCTGCTGCATGGCCTTCAGGCGCTGCGTCATGTCTGCGGCCTTTCGCGCCCAGTCGCGGCCCTTCTGGATCCGGTCGAATTGCATGCCAAAGCCACCCAGCACCAGGAGAATCATTTTTGATTCCCTGACCGTCAGGTCGAGGCAGTCGTCGCCGATTTCCAGCTTCACCCCGCCGCCTGGCAGCACGGTGGCCGAAACCGCTCTATCTGGCCGCACGTTCGTGGGCACATACACGCCAGGGTTGACCCGTTTGATCCGGCCTTCGGTAAACAGCCGGTCAGTGTGATCGCTGATGATCTCGAACGGGACGTGCATCTCCTGCGCCACAACCTTTTTGGTGATCTGGATCGGAGGGTTGGCGTAGCTCAGGTCAACGAAGCACTGATAGACGGCCTCGTTGCTGATCACCGTGGGGCCTCGGCGGCCAGCTGGTCGGGTGGCTTTGATCATCAGAAACCTGCCATTTTTATCAAGTCATCGAAGTCGGACATCATCACGTCGCCCCGGGCCAGATTCTTTGCAAGGTCGACGGCGGCTGCGGCGATGTGCTGATGCTCAATGCGATCAACCAGCCTCTTGACCGCCTGCAGGCCTGACAAGATGGATGCGCGCCGGCTGGCGGCGATCACCGGGTCGCCCGCCTGCTCATAGATGGCGTTGCTTGCGCCCCACACGATGCGGATGTCGGGATCTTCTGTGGTCAGCCCCTGATCTACTGCAGCCCCGAGCACCACGTAGAAGCGCCTGCCGGCGGCATTGACCAGCTTGTCGCTGTCCTCGCCCATGAATGCGTGGATCTCGGCGTCCAGGCTCCCTAGCTCCCAGTCGCGGGCCAGCAGAGCACGGGCCACCGGGGGGACCCCGGTGTAGTGCTTGCGGCGGGTGAGCTTGCGGGTCATTGGGTCTTGTCCTCACGGTAGAAGTCGATGGCGGCCATGTCGATGCGCTTGATCAGCAGCTCGGCGTAGCCCTCGCCCAGGTTGAACCAGCGGTTAGGCACGACCAACACGATGGCTGGCGCCGGCTTGGCTTGGGTGTTGGGGGTATCGTCATCCATGGCGGTCCTCCAGCAGCTGCTTGATGGCGTCGGCATGCTGGTGCGCGTTCCGGTGCCGCCACAGGGTCTGCCGGGCCCGGTCGGAGTAGAGGAACGTCTCGGCGCGGGTGAACAGTTCACTGAACTCGGCGCCATCCATGCTGTCCCAGGCCAGGGACTTGGCGACCCATGCGCCAAAATCGTCCTGCACCATGTACCCGGCGCCGATCACGATCCAGGCGCGCAGGGCGTCGAAGTCGTCATAGGCCTCGGTGCGCTCGAGCAGCCGGCGCACGATCGCCATGAACTTGGCTGACTGCTTGGGGTCGCGCGGGATCGTGAACTCGTACTCGGCTTGTTCGCCGGGCGCCAGGGAGTCGATGAACTTGCGCCAGCGGCGCTGGTTGCGTTCATCCTCGGCCGACACCCCGCGCAGCCGGCCGTCGCTGTCCTTGTAGACATGGACCTTGGTCATGCTGCGTCCTTCCTGGCTGCGTGGGTGGCCTCCACTTCTTGAATTCGCTTTCCAACCCAGGCCGCCACTGGAACAGCCCAACTGTTGCCCAGCGCCTTGTACCTCGGGCCGTCGGCTGCAGGCTTGCCGCGGTGCGGGATGTTTGTGTAGCCCCGAGGAAATCCCTGCAAAAACTCACATTCCTCGACAACTAGCCGGCGGACTTCCATCGCACCAGAGATGCTTCTGCCTTGGTCATTTGGCGCTGCCCCA